GTATAGAAATAGCTGTTGAGGACTATACAACGGCACCATTCCCAACTTATTTGCATAGGTGTAATAAGTGTGAACATGTGATTATAGAAAGTGAGTGGAAGGAGGTAAAACAAAAATAAAATGAGTGAAGCAAAAATCATATTAGATGCCTGTTGCGGCAGTAGGATGTTTTGGTTTGATAAAGAAAACCCTTTGGTCTTATTTACTGACATCAGAGATGAAGAGCATACTCTTTGCGACGGTCGAAGTCTGAAAGTTCATCCGGATATTGTATCTGATTTTACCAATATGCCATTCCTAAATGAATCTTTTAAACTGGTAGTCTTTGATCCGCCCCATCTTTTAAATGTGGGTAAAGAAAGTTGGTTGGCCAAGAAGTATGGTAAACTTCCCGAAGATTGGCCAAGGGTGATAAAAAAAGGAATTGATGAATGCTTTCGAGTACTTGAAAATTACGGCGTTCTCATTTTCAAATGGAATGAAGACCAGATAACGGTTAAAGAAGTATTGAAAGCCATCGGACGGCAGCCGTTGTTCGGTCACACCACCGGAAGACATGGCAAGACTATGTGGATGTGCTTTATGAAACTACCAATTAACGAATAACTGATTAGAAAGGAGTGAAAAATGAAATATCCTAAAGTAAAGAAAAAGAAAAAATTTAAAAGAGATTGTCATAACTGCACTTTCTTTGCTGCATGCGCAGATAGATATCACAGGAATGCTGTGGATTGCAAAAGGTTTAGATTTTGTTCTATGTGTAAAAGTATATAAAAATGATTAGAGCAAGATTTTTTGTAGAAAAGAAAAAATGTGATGGAGATTATCGTCCATTAATATGGCCCATTCAATACCCATACTGGTGTACAGGTGAGAATGACAGATTTTTTATTTTAGTCGCTTATGTTAATGACATGGATGAACTGATGAATTTATGGCCAGAAGCATCTGATGTTTATATTGAAAAAGTGAATAAGATATTCTTCTCTGATAGGTTCCCGAAACCTTATTGGTACAAAGAGTTAAATCAATAAGAGAAAATTATGAAAACAATATTATTTACAATTATATGTGTTATTTCCCTATTATGGGTCGGAGATCTCACAATTACATTTAAGCCGTTTTCTATATCACTTCCCGGTTGGTATAAGCCTGTAGGTATCATCCTGTTTGTGTTGTCAATGGCGGTATATACTATAGGGGAATATACTAAAGGCTATAAGCATGGTTTCGATGATGGGATAAAGGAATGTGTTGAAATACTTAAAAAGAAAAATCCATGAGCAAACTATACAAAGTAACCATTTTCGGGGAATCATTCCTAATCGGGTGGTTCCCTTTTTCTTCACGCTGGTATAACAAGCTAAAGATAATCAAATGATAGTACGTCATTTTATAAGAGTTCCGGTTGGAAGTACTGTCTATTGCGACAATCAGCCGGTTAAAATACTGGAGAAAGGATATGCCCTTGCTCTATGTGATGTTAATGGGAAACGGGTATATATCACCTGCTATGATTTGGAAAAGAAACCATTCGTCAGCACGAATGGGGAAGAATGAAAAAGAGCCAACCCACGCACGACCATGAATCAGCTCTTCCTTACACGATTATGATGCAAATATACTATTTACTTTTAAAATAATCGTGTTATGGAACTGGATTTTAACAAAATAATTCGCCTTAAAAAGATTAGAATTGAGAAATCAGAACTTTCAGAAGAAGAGAATGCCTTGACTGCCCCGGTTCTGAAAGACAAAAGCCTTATCCATGAAATCTATAAAATATTTGTTAAGTTACTGAATGAGAGAGGATGTCCACCGAATATTGACAGTGTTACCCAGCGGAAGAAGTTCATTTTCATTATCCTGTACCTGTTTTCTCCAAGTTCGCTTGCCGGTGGGAAAATGACAGCTGGGTTACGCGAAGAGATGTCAAGGGTACTTGGGGTTCAGTCCAAGAGTACAATTTCCGACAACTGCGCTGATGTCGTGTTTCTCTATCAGAATTATGGGGATTTCAGCGGGGATATAGAGTATCTTTATACCGAAATCGTAAATCGGTTAAGAATCAAAGGGCTAATCAATTAATGAGCCGGAGTTTAGTGCTCCGGCTTTTGTTATGTGTACACGGTGTTAAAAGTAACAAATATGTTATTTCTTTCTTCATCTTTGTTTGTTTTATTGTAACAAATATGTTACTTTTGTAGTGTCAATTAAAAATGTTCTTTGATTTTATGAAGTATTCAGAGTTTTACAAATTGATTGAATCAGCTGGCTGGACAATCAAAAAGGGAAAGAAACATTATAAATATGTTCATCCCGACTTTGACTACTTTATTCCTGTTGGCAGACATCAGTCTCAAGAGATACCCAATGGTACTCTTGACAGTATGTTGAAAAAGGCAGGGTTAAAGAAGTGAAAGGACTGCACCCACTTCGGTGGGTGCTTTAATTGACGAATTTAAAATACACGATTATGAAGAAGATTAAGGCAATTATTGAAAAGGCGAATGATGGGGGTATTTCCGTATATTCGGAGGATGTGAACGGAGCGTACGGTTTTGGGCTTACAGAGCAGGAAGCGAAAGATGATTTTATGTCCGTACTTGAGGAGCAGGCCGAATATTATAAAGAAAAACATGGAGACTTTCCTGTGTGGTATAAGTCTGGGTATTCTGTTGATTACATATATGATTTAAGCGGATTCTTCGAGGCATTTCCTTTCATAAATGCCAGTAAGTTTGCAAAGGAAATTGGCATGAATGAATCTGTCATGCGGAAATATAAGGGAAAGATTGTAACAGCTTCCGATAAACAAAGAGCTCTTATACAAGAGAGATATAATAATCTTCTCAGAAGAATGGAAGCTGTCAGATTCTGATATTCTAGCCGTGAGGCTCTGATATAAAATCAAGAACTAATTGACAACAGAAGGCGCATCATTTTGGTGCGCTTTTATTGCTTTTAATGAGGTTATCAATGAGTAAGCCGGAGTTTAATGCTCTGGCTTTACTTTTAATCTTTCACATATTTTTGGTAATACTCTCTTGTATTACTTGTTGGTAAAACAAGTGGAATGGAAAACTTTATTTTACTAACACTTTCATTTTGTATTGCATTTTCTGACGAAGTACCAACATTTATAATTTTGGCGATTCCTATTCCTGATTTATTACCTTCTTTTTCGGTAACGGAAATAGCTATGTCCATCTCTATATTTTGTACTTTGGTCTTTCGGTTATAATATTCATAATGAGATTCATTGTCAATATAATATTCTCCTTTTTCAGATTGAATATCATCGGGACAAATTAGGACATGTTTATCTTTGTATTTTTCTTGTGTTTCTGAAACAGCATCTATTATTTGACTAAGTGTTTCTTTTATAAAGTCTTTTAGTTCCATATTTTTTTATTTATAGTATTCTTTCCCTCGTATATTCTTGTGTTCCGGCATATGTGGTTCTCCGTCAAAATGTATTTTACCTCCACAGTGGGGGCAGGTGATGGTGTTGGCATCATCTTTTATATCCATATCATCAACAAAGAAGTCACCAACCTTGCATCCAATAACATCTGCTATCTTCTGTAATGTTCCTACTGTTGGATTTCTACTAAGGTTTTGGGCAAGTGTAACCCTTGTTATACCCATTTTTTTTGCAACGGATTCCATTGTGAAGCCTTTCTGCTTGATTATTGTCTTTACTTCCATGTGTGTATGATTTTAATCAGATGCAAATATAGGGGTAAAAATCGAATAAACAAATTAAATCAGCTTGTTTTGATTGAATATAGTCATTTGTATTAAAATATATTTAGATTATAATCATACTTATGCTGTTTTGTTAATATGTGATAATAATCATACAAATAGTATATTTATTTATTGTATGTATGATTTTAATCATTACATTTGCATCATCAGAAACGAAGTAATAACAATTAAAAGATATACGATCATGGCAACAAAGAAGATTGATGAAAAGAAAACATTGAAGTATGCAGTAGCATTCTACTTCTGTACATCAGGTAAGATAAACTTCATGTTAGGCAATAAAATGTATCAGCATATAAATACTGTTTATGACCAAAGAGAAGATGGTAGAGGTTTCAATACCTGTGAAGTCGTTTATAATTACAAGGCTCAAAAGTACGAGGTTCTGAATGTAGATACAGAGATAGGTAACAAAGAGATTCAAATATTATAAGTTTAACCAGCAGGGCGTAAGCCCTGCATAACATAGAAGATTATGAAAGCAACAGATATTAAAATGTACATCAGTACATTGTCTATTATCAAAAAAGGTCAAGAAATTGAATGTGGTGACTTTTTAGGTGGTAGAAAGGTAAATGCCAGTCAAGAAGATGCCTTGAATAGCATGAAAAATGCTGTATATATGTATTTGTTTGCATCTATCATGAAGAAGGATAAAGGTTACAAAACAATGGCATTCACAATAACCGCTTGCAATTCTGCTATTTATGATAACAGCATGAAGACAGAGGTTGTATGTAAGGTTGGTTATAAAGAAATGATACAGCTTATCAAAGATGGGTATAGAAGTCCACTATTTGATACTCGCAAGCTGAAATCATTGGTAGATATGAGACTTAAAGAGCTAAAGATAGCATAATAACCAGCAGGGCGAAAGCCCTGCGCAACAAAAAAGAATATGACCAAGAAAGAATTAATTGCAGCACTTGCAAATGTAAATGATGACGCGGTGGTATTGTTTGGCACGAAAGAAATTCAGTTTTTCGGTGCATTTGCTACACAGGTATATATTAACTGGGATAGTAATGAGGTTCTTATAGCCAATAAGCACACAGATGCCACAACACCAGTTTACTGCGAGTTATTACATGAGGATAAAACGCATTAACATAAATCGGCAGGGCGAAAGCCCTGCGCAATATAGAAGAATATGAAAGAAAATATATTTTTAAAAGCAGTTATAGAAAAACCGTTATTGAATAATGAACCAGAAGTTTTACACCTTTTCGTTCAAATAATCAATGAAATAACTTCTTGTATGTCAGAAGACGAGTTAAGAGGCTGTATGAACTCTTTAATAGTAAGATACCCTTATTTTAAACTGTTTTTCGATTATGGTTTCGGACATAATCATATGTGGGTGAAAGCATCAGGTTCTTTAGAAAGATTGATATTGGTTGAGTTCTAATCCGGTAGCTTTCGAGCTACCACAATATACACGATTATGAAAGCAGATTTAGTTTTAGTTATCAGCCCTGAAGCCCCACTGATGAAGCAACTGGGCAAAGTGTTAGGTAAGATGGTAACCCCTTATGACTTCTCTACTATAGAGAGGGGTGAAAAGTACATCACCATACAGCATGATGAAACAGGGCTTGTAGTGGCTTATACAAGTGAAGAAAGATTGAATGTGAAACATTAAATATTGATTATAAATGAAAGGTAATTGTACGTTAGAACTTGATGTAGACAGTGTGGCATTGAATAATGCAATGTCTAAAGCTGTCAGTGATGCTGTAAAAAGCCTCAATATTGAGCAGATAGTAAATGCAGAAGTAACAAGAAGAATAGGCAAAAGCGTAAGCAAATCAATACAAGACGGCACATTTGTTAGAGCAGTAGCAAAGAATGTAGCCAAAGAATTTGATGCAAATATCATTGTGTCCCTTCTTGATATTGAAGAGCTGAAAACTATGGTTGCAGAAAAAATCAGTCAGAAAATAATTAGTAAAATGGGGATTTAATTATGAACTCAATAAATGTAAACGGTTGCAGCGTATGTCAACCCGGTAAAGAAAATTACACCACCTACAACACCAGGTTGAGAGGTAAAAGAGTGAGAATGTACCAATATGACTATCGTACTGAAAGTGGCGAGCTGTTTGCTTGTTGTGCACCTACCTTAGAGGCGTGCAGAGAAAGACGGGATAAATGGCTTACTGGAAGCACAAGTGAAGACAAGAGATGCTCTTATTAATGAATTGAAGGAAGGAGGTAAGCAATGACGCAGAAACAAGCATTGAAGTCGTTAGAGGATTACTGCAAGGTAAACAATATGCACCTAACAAGTTCCTCATTTACCAGAAACGCTTATGCAATTGTGGCGCATGACACAAACCAAACCTGGAACCGAATATTTGAAAATGGAATACCATGCCACCGTTTAAGCGGCTATCATACGCCAAAAGAGCTTTTGATATGGCTTGACGGCTATCACGCCGGGATACAGAAAGGAGGTAAGAAATAGGGATGATTAAATTTAGAGGTGTAAATATCTTTGGCAATGAATGGTTGTATGGGAATCTTGTTAAGATAGAAGAAAACAGATATTCCATATTGCCCGAAATAAATGATATGCCGACATGCAAGTGTATAGCTGATTATGATGTAGATCATAATACCATTGGTCGATTCACTGGTTTGTTCGATAAAAACGGGAAAGAAATCTATGAGCGTGATTACATTTCCATAATCTACAAGTATGAAGGCATCGCAAATGGATGCGCTATCCCCGATCATGATTGTATTTGTTATGGAGAAGTGGTTTACATGGATGGCTTCGCTTGCTTTGGCTTGCGTCTGCATAAAGCGGAATACCCAATAAGCCAAGAATTAAAAGAGTGCCAGTACCTTACTGTCCCTCTGCTTCAGTTTGATCTGGAATGTGATAGTATTGAGGTATTTGGAAATGTGTTTGATAATCCTGAATTGCTAAAATGAATAGAATATGGGAAATAAAGTAGTAGCATTTATAAGATCAAACGAATGGTTTAAGTCCACTATGGTAGAGCATGGCACACATAATGGATATGTAGCTGTCCCTTCTATGAACAAATATCATGGAATGTCTTATTTGGATATTAATGATATAGACGTTCATGGCGGTATAACATTTTCAGAACCGGCAATAAGCGGTGAAGAATCTATCGGAAGCAAAAGGAAAATTAATCCAAGGTATGTCGGAAAAAGAAATCCCATATTGGATAATGCTGAGTTTATCACCGACAACACAGAAATAGGTAATGATTGGTGGATATTCGGATTTGATACATTCCATTATGGAGATGATAAATATAATTGGGATAAACAAGCTGTCATACAAGAGACAATGAACTTGATGGAACAAATAGAAAAATAAGCAATATGAAGTACAGAATCAAAATAATAGAAACCCTTTCTAAAGTGGTAGAGGTGGAAGCGGATGATTATGATTCCGCTTTCGAGAAAGTTGAGGAAATGGTTAACTGTGAAGAAGTAGTTCTTACAGCAGATGATTTTGAAGGTCGTGAATTTTATCCGGTAGAAGATTATGAAAAGTAACAAAGAATACAAAGTAAAAGTCCAGTTTGTCTTAGAAGGAGAAGTAACTGTCAATGCTTGCAGCAAAGATGAAGCGAAAGAATTGGTTGAAGAAAGTTTTGGTCTTGTCGTTGGTGGTAATTTGCACTCTATGGATTCAAGAATAATCGATTGGGATTTCCCCGTTCATCCTGAAATGATTGTGAAGTAAATCAGTATGGCAAAAGTATATGAAAACAAGAAAGGATTCAAGGTCATACAAGCCACTCGTGGCGAAATGATATGCGCGCTCAGTGAATATGGATGTGTCGGAATTTGCGACAGCTGTGGTTCCAGTAATTGCCAAGATGGATTCTACATCGCAGTCCTTAATAGCTGGTATTGTTCTGATTGCTTCCATAAGTGGTATGCCAGAGCTAAACGCTATGCTTCCGATGAATATGTTGAAAACAAGAATTTTGAATTGTATAAGGCTGTTTTAGGGATCTATTAGTTGTTTATGATGGTAATTTAATTTATAACATTTTGATATCAAATATATTATACATTCACATCTAAATATCAGGATATGAGAACAAAAACAGAAAAAGCAATCAATTTATTCGAGTCCGGGTGCCTGAAAGAAGCGTTATCCATCTTCCGCACCTTCCGCATCGGATTCACCAAAGAAGAACTCAGAACACTGCAAATTGCAAGTGAAAGTCTTGCCGGAAATGAGAACTTCTACCAACAGATAGGAATCGACACAGATTCCATGATAAGCAAATCGGTTGAAATAATCACAGAAAAGTATTTGAGCAATGAAAAAGTTTAGTGTAAAATAGGGCGTAAAGCTTGTTACATTATAACTAATTAGTTATATTTGCATCATGGAATCAATAGAAACTAAAACCACTGATATAAGAACCATATACAAGACAGAGGAATTTGAAGAGTTCTACAATGATCTAAATGCAAGGGTAAAGGATAAGTTCGAGTATACATTTGAACTTGTACAAACGGTGTATGCCTTGCCTGTAAAGTATATAAAGCATTTGGATGGAACAGACTTATATGAAATGCGTGTGTCAGTCGGCTCTAATGAGTACAGAACTGTGTTATTTGCAATTGACAACAGCAATGTCATTTTAGCAACAAAAATAATCCTGCTTAACGGATTTTTAAAGAAATCTACAAAGGATTACAATAAGCAAATAGCCAAAGCAATACGAATTTTAAAAGATTTAGCATTATGATACAGTTAGATGAAAAGAAGTTGGCAAGACTCAGAACAACCAACCAGCAACTTAATGAGAAATATGGGGAACATGGTACAGATACTCGTGAGAAGTTCAATGAGAAGTCGATGGCATGGTATTATGGTGATATACTTCGTGAACGCCGCAAGGAGCTAAAATTGACCCAGAAGCAGTTGGCGCAGAAAATTGGTAAGGAGCAAAGTTATATCGCCCGTGTGGAAAAAGGGGAAGTAGATATCCAGTTATCAAGTTTTTTCCGCATTGCGCGTGCGTTGGGTATCGAGTTTACGCCTACATTTGTTTGAAGTTAATTTTATATTCATAGAACATTTGCTTGCATTAAGGCAGAATGGAGAAGTCCGTTCTGCCTTTTTCGTTTCTGCAAGTAAAAGTTAAATCTTTGTCTTTCAGTATTTTACGATGAAAATAAAAGATATAAACCATTGTAAATCAATTATTTATTTGTATCTTTACAATATCAAAATAACACCTATTAATAACAAGTAAAAGTAAAGAGCAATGAAAACAGAAGAACTTATCAGATACTACAAAGCAAACATTGAAGCTATTGAAAAAGGATTGAACAACGACTCTCTTTCAGCAGATAAAAAATTCAGATTGGGATATACACAACAAGCGTTGGACGGATATAAGTCTGTAGATACTAATTGAAAAGTGCGCTGTATTCTAATTGAAAAGAGCTCCATCCATAACTTGTTACAAAATTACTATAAGTTTAAAATATTCATTTAT